GTCGTCGTTATGCAAGCTTGACCCTTGTACCTTGACCCCTTCACATAGTTTATCAGTGTAGACTGCGTTCAACACCGAATTAACAAAAGTAGTCAACCTCCACCCTGAGAGCAAGGTTCCCTTGGCCTTGTATCTCTGCTTCAGCCCCACGTTGTCGTTGATGATCTGAGTTTTCACCGATTCCGAAGTCCACTGTATCGCGCTGTATTGCTCCTCGCTTAACACACTTTTGAAACAGTCTCCATACGCGTCTATCACCGCCCTCATTGACGACACGCTATGTTGGCTATTGAAGTCTTCAAAGTCTAGGCAGTACGGCAAGCGGTTGCGCAAAACCCCTGTGACTCGGCCAACCACGTTGAGATCATTGGCATCCTTACCGACCGGAAACCTATTCGGGAGCACGTTCTCACAGTTATAAAATGCGAAGTTAGACAGGGCATAGCTAGTCAGATCAGTACCGTATATCGCTCGCTGCTTACCCCACTCATATTTTGTCGACGCCCAGCCTTGTATCTCAGGGTTCCGAGACGTGAAGTAGTCCATGGTTATGTTGGGCATATTAGCTATCGTTATAAATTTGTTTTTCAACTCTCGTGATGAACGCACTATGAAAGCTTCGTCATCGATATGCTGTGAGTGGATGCTACCTGCGGCACTCCACTGCCAGCGTGATGCCCAATACTTGCTCCAGTCCGTACTCATTGGCTTCCTACCAATCAGGCTAGCCTGTCTGAAGATAGCCCTCGCCGCAGCATACACCTCGGAGTAATCCAGTTCAGCCAGCCTGGGCTCTGTCCTATTATTCTTTTCCACCTGCCAGTCGACATCACCATCAACCCTATTTACTATTACATCTATTTCAAATAACGGCCTCAGATCCTCTGATACTAAGTTCTGGAGCGACTTGCATTCCACGCTAACGTCTTTAGCCAACTTCTTGAATTCCGTCACCGTTCTGCACTTCAGAAGCCCACACTCCTTCACAGCTGATCTGTGCCCTTGTTTGAGCGACCTGTACCACAGCATCATGCCCGCCGCCATGCTGAGCGTCGCGTCATTAGGCCATCTCGTTGAGTCTTCTGCGTCACTCTTACTCAGCCCTGTAGTGGATACGTCCACCTCTAAAGGGGTGAAGTGGATGTGATGCGCACTAGTTATTTTTGTGTTTTTAAGTTTTTCTATTTTTTTTGTGTCATTTACGTTATTTAGTTCTCTGTCTGGGTAACGATCTCTGAATATTGAGCTGAAGTCTGTTGGCTCGTCCCAGTAAATCGAATCATATAGTCCGTTGAAATGTCTCGTTATTGTTGCCAGTGCCGCCTTCGAATGAGTAACTATGTACTGGTCTACCTTCATGTATACGAAGTTGTAGTCCACCCCTTCGAATATTCTAGCCCTCACCGCCACACCGAAATGAATGTATGATACTTCTCCTTC